GATGGTGAGAAGTGTGACGGCTGAAACGTTCCAGCCTAACATTGGTTTCAAAACTCGTTACGGCATCGTTGCTAACCCCTTCGCTGAAGGTCCTATCGACGTCCCCGGCGGTACTGGTAACCAAGGATTGGGTCGTATCTCCGACAACACCAACCGTTACTACAGAAGAGTTTCTATTAAGAACCTTATGTGATACAATACCATTAGGTATTACTGGAGACCTTCGGGTCTCCCTTTTTTTATTGTTAGTTCCAACCAACTTATGGCTAAACCTACTCCTACAACTCATTGCAATGTTTGTTCTGTTGATTTATCAACTGTCAACAGGTACGGTGGAAAGTGTATGTCTTGTTACTCACAAAAAATTGTGAACAAGAGAAAGAGATTGAAGAAGGAAGCTGTTGAGTATGCAGGAGGAAAGTGCAATGACTGTGGAGGTGTTTTCCCAGATGCCGTTTATGACTTTCACCACGTTGATGGAACTAAGGATGGTTGCGTAGGGACAATGACACACAGTTGTAGACCCTGGAAGGTTATAAAAGAGGAGATAGAGAAGTGTGTTCTACTCTGTGCAAACTGTCATAGGTTACGTCACTTCTCATAAATAAGTTCATGGAAGAAAACAACTTTGAACTTGCTTTCAGTATCCATGGCATCAGAGCGCTAAAAGGTGTCGTTGATTACTCCATTGAGAAATGGCCTGGAGCTCCAGCAAGACCTTATGAGGAGCAGGAGTTTCTTTGGTTCATGAGAGACTTATTGAATAAATGTATTATGGAACACACATTTCAGAACCTAGAGGTTGACAAATAATGGCAGAACAATCTTACAACAGATCCCTTCCTCCTAATGCAAGAGGGAAGATTGAGAACAGGAACTTCTTATCTCCTATTGGATTTGAGTTTCTTGTTGATAAACTTCCTGGTGCTTATTTCTTTTGTCAGTCAGCATCAGTTCCTGCGGTGTCAATGGAAACAGCAATTCAACCCACCAGTGTGAATAAGATTTACCAACCTGGTGATGAGATGTATTATGAACCTCTAGTGATTAGGTTCTTGGTTGACGAGAACATGAAGAACTATTATCAGTGTCATGATTGGATTAGACGAATCACAACACCAGTGGAGCAGAGAGAGTTTACATTTGACAGACAGTATCCACAGGTGAATCCTGCAGGAATTGATTATGAACCCTTCTATAATAACAATTGGAGAAGTGATGTATCCTTGGTTGTTATGTCAAGTAACTACCAACCAGTGTCAGAGTTTATCTTCAAAGATGCGTTTCCTATCTCTCTAACTACATTAAACTTTGATGCAACTGTATCAGACATCAATTACTTTACAGCAGAAGTCACATTCAGGTATGATTGGTTTGACTATAAGATTAGAGAAGCAGCAGAAGTTACTGATGCATCAATGATGTATCAACACATTACAGAAAGAGGTGATGTGTTGCTTCCACAAGGACCTGCCGTGTGATATAATATCCTTATGGATATTGACAAGATTCAAAAGATGTGGGAGAGAGACAGCGTCATTGATGATGTGATGCTTGACTCTGCCTCCATCAAAATACCACAACTACATTCAAAGTATCTCACTTTACATAATGAATATACACTCCTTCTTAAGAAAGCAAGACAAGAGCAAAACAGAATCATACATCTTAGAACTCTTTATTATTCTGGCCGTGGTACTCCAGACATGTACGAAGACAGTCCATTCAACTACAAACTCATTAAGTCGGAGGTCCCGTCGTGGGTGGCGGTTGATGAGACTGTTAATAAAATCGAAATGAAGGTTGCTCTTTATGAGACAACACTCAACACTTTATCTGAGATTCTAAAACAGATTCATCAGATGAGTTTCAACATCAAAAATATTATTACTTGGAGATCCTTTGTGGGTGGAGTCTAATGGCACAGGATAAACACGGATTCACAATCAAAGAACCAATCACAGATGATGATCTAATCTACATCTGTCTTAAGAATGCACCCTGTGGTACTAACAGGAAACAGGTGATGCAACTCATAAAAGTTTATGAGGCAATAAGAGCAAGACCAACAGGTCCATACAACCTCTTCCCACAACCAAAGTCATGATTGCTCACGTTTTTGTCTTTGGATTTGTTATACTATTATCAATTGGAATGGAACTCACATGGCCTATAAAGATGGCGAAACATTCACAACGTACTGTGACAAAGCGTACGACAGACACACCTACAAATTAAACATGAAGAATGGTGATGCGTATTTGTTTGAGGATTATGAGGTTCTGAGAGCAGCTTGGTGGGCTAAGGTGAAGTTAGTTCACAGTGTAGAAGTATTAGACGCACCAGGACAGGGATTCTAAATAACTAAAAAGTTAGTAGAATGTCAAGTCCAGAAACTTCTTATTTTGTTGTTCAGAGAGGTGATATTCAATTCAAATGTCTAGGCAGTGAATTATTTAATAAACTAACATTTGACGATGTATTGGTTGTTCAACGAGGTGATACACCTTACAAAATTACAGTAGACACAGTGGGGCAACCAGCACCACCGTTACCGATGCCATGGGAAGGACATAATGGTGGTGTTTGGCATATTATTAATAGAGGACCGGAACCAGTATATCTTGGTGGGTCTGAGTTGGCTGAATTCCTGTCATGGAAACCTGATGGAACAAACGAGAAAATGGCTAGTCAAGTTGGAGTTGGAGAGGATAGAGTTTTTGTTGCACCTCCTGATGTGACTTATCTGTTTGCAGGTACGAAGGATCTACGCATGTGGGAATCACAATGGGACTTTGGAGAATATACTGACACTTCTGAAGTTGTCACCTTTGAAGGAATGTTCGTTGAGTGTGAGATCTTCAATGGTAAGTTAGGTGGTAATTGGGATACGTCAAATGTGACGAGCATGAAAGAAATGTTTAGTGAAGCCGGTAAATTTAATCAAGACATAAGTGGTTGGGACACGTCGAGTGTGACTGATATGCAAGATATGTTTATAAACAGTCGTGAATTTAACCAAGACATTGGTGGTTGGAACGTGTCGAATGTGATAATGATGGATAACATGTTCTGGGGGTGCTTTGATTTCAACCAAGACTTGACTCAGTGGTGTGTAACTAACATCACAAGTGAGCCACCTGGATTTGACAGGAACGGTAACCCTGCGTGGCAAAAATCTGACTATCCTGTATGGGGTACATGTCCTAGGAATGAGAAGATGCCATGGGAGTTTCATGATGGTGGTATCTGGCATATTCAGAACTTGAGAGGTGGCGATCTATATGTTAATAGAGGCCGGGGTGGCCTTAATGAGTCTGTGCAGGCGTATCTATTGGATGGCACTAACTTAGGAGAAATACAACCAATTCCAGTAGGAACGGAATGTGTGATCGTTACTCCCAAAGAAACATTTGCCTTATTTGGCGACTACAACAGTGGAATCGGTGGCTCCCCATCAAATCCTAATACTGAATTTGACTTTGGACCTGAAACTGACACCAGTAAAGTCACCAGAATGGGTGGATTGATTGCTGACTCTATTCTTAATCCAGCAGGTATGGAGAATTGGGACACATCTAATGTGTTAACTATGGGGAAGATGTTTGAGAGCGCATTCAATTTTAATCGTGATATCAGTGGTTGGGACACGAGTAGTGTTGAGGATGTGAGTGATGGGAGGGTACATAAGGGCATGGATAGGATGTTCGAAAAGGCTGAAGCCTTCAACCAAGACTTGTCTGATTGGTGTGTAACTAATATTACAAGTAATCCGCAGTATTTTGACGATGGAGCAACTGCTTGGACTAAAGGTAGGCCTTGTTGGGGTCATTGCCCACGTGGTGAGAATGGTGTAGTGGATCCTTGTCCTCCCCTTCCAACTATATGGCACTTACAAAACTTACATAACCAAGATTATAACTTCAAAAATAATGACGGGTGGCCACGACTCGTTACTGATATTGATGGATCAAATCCAAGATCGATTAGTATTCTTCCAGCACAAACAGAAGTACTAGTCGACTCTGGTCCTGACGCGTCAGGGATGTTAGGTCAATTTGGTTATAATCGTGACGGAGAAGTTCGGCAAGTTGGTCCTCTGAGTGACACAAGAGGTGTGACTAACATGTCTAGATTGTATGCTACCGCTCAGTATGTCGATGGAACTTACATTGACACAAGATCATGCACAAATATGTCTCGTATGATTATTAACTATTCAGGCGATATTGTAAATATTGGACACTGGGATACAAGTAACGTTAAAGATATGTCATCTATGTTCAGGGCCAGTGATCACAATACTGGCAGGACGTGGTTAAAGGATAATCTTAGCAACTGGGACACATCTAATGTAACCAATATGGAGTATATGTTTAATGATAGCCATATAAATGACACTAGCACATCAATAGGTATAGAGAACTGGGATGTAAGTAATGTGACAAACATGGAGTGGATGTTTAATAACTGCATTCTTCCAAATAGTCTAGATATCAGTGGGTGGTGTGTGTCTAAAATTACTAGTGCACCAACAAGATTCAGTTTTCAAACTCTTGGATGGACAGCGGATAAGCAACCTCAGTGGGGAACCTGCCCTAGAGGAGAAGATCAGAATCCATAATAAATAAGGTATGGTTGATGTTATTATTAGTAAAAAGAACGAGATTGATATCGTTCTTGACTGTGAACAACATGTTCTTTATGAACTCCAGGAAGCATACTCTTTTGATGTAGAGGGCGCTTCCTTCTCACCTGCGTATCGTAAGAAGTACTGGGATGGTAAGGTAAGATTGTTATCCACCCATACGAAGACGCTAGCAGCAGGGTTGACTTATTCATTATGTCGTTGGTGTGATAGACATGGATACAGTTGGGAGTTCAAGAACAATGATTATTATGGGACACCATTTGAGATAGACAACCGCATCTTTGAGGAAGGTGTGGAGTTGTTTATGAATAAGATTTCAGGTGTGAAACCACGTCAGTATCAGATTGATACAGTGTTTCATGCACTGAAGGAACATCGTAAGACAATCCTCTCACCTACAGGGTCAGGTAAGTCTCTGATGATTTACGCCATCGCTAGGTATCTGAAGTCCATTGATAAGAAAGTCATCATTGTGGTGCCTTCTAAGGGACTTGTGGAGCAGATGACAAAGGACTTCGCTGATTATGGATGGGACACTGATGCGTTTGTTCACAAAATCTATGCAGGACACTCTAAGGACACAGACAAACCAGTTACAGTAACCACTTGGCAGTCTGTATATGGACTGGATAAGAAGTGGTTCAGACAGTATGATGCTGTGATTGGTGATGAGTGTCATAACTTCAAGGCGAAGTCATTGCAAGGTATCATGAAGAAGATGCCTGATGCCAAGTGGAGGTATGGATTCACTGGGACACTGGATGGTAAGAACGTTCATAAACTTATCCTTGAAGGGCAGTTTGGACCTGTGTACAGGACCACATCCTCCTCTGACTTGATGGAGAAAGGGTTCCTTGCTAAACTGAATGTTGAAATCATCACTCTGAAGCATGCACCAGAGAAGTTTGATACTTACAATGATGAGATTGAATGGATTGGTAACATGTATCAGAGGAACAGATTTATTTGTAACCTTGCAAATTCATTAGAAGGTAATGTTCTAGTTCTCTTTGGTAGAGTGGAAGGACATGGCATTCCAATGCATGAGATGATAACAAACATGACGACACGTCCTGTTCACCTCATCTATGGTGATACAAAAGTAAAAGTGAGAGAGGAAGTTCGTGAAATTTCTGAGGCTACTTCTAATAATATTATTCTGGGTTCTTATGGCACAATGAGTACAGGTGTTAATATCAAAAACCTCCATCATGTTATATTTGCCTCACCATCCAAGTCACGTATCAGAGTACTCCAGTCTATTGGTAGAGGACTACGTAAAGCAAAAGGTAAAGACTCTGCTATGTTGTATGACATTGCTGATGACTTCCGTAAACCTGGAGGACGCAATAACTTTACATTAAATCATCTCGTAGAAAGAATGCGATACTATGTGGATGAGAACTTTACTTACAGGGTGTCTGAAATGAGTCTAGATTCTGGTGTAGGGAGGTTAGATATATGAGAGTCAACCTAAGACACTTAGATGAAGCATTTGGGTTTCCACCTGTGGATGAATTTGTGGAAGTTGAAGTAGTAAACACCAATTGGAATGCATCACCATGGAATGCTGGGAAAACTCAAACTGAAGAACACAAAGCAGCAATAGGCAAGAGTGTGTGTAGACGAATTGTTGTTGATGGTGTAGAGTATCCATCAAGCAAAGCGGCAGCAATTGCTCTAGGTTTTACCAGAACATACATTTGGAAACTTCAACAGAAAGGGAGGGCATTTAAAATTGAACCTAAATACTAATGTAGGCAAGAAAATAAAACGTATGATTGCTGACTCATTCCACGCCACGATGAAATTGGTCACGGGAGAGGAAGTACTTGCTGAGATTACACCAAGCGAAGAGAACGGA